TGTGCTTTGTCATATGTTTTCCTCCTGTCGTTTTTGGTGGTTCTGCGTTCATGGCGTATGCAGGGCATTTGATGCACTTGTCTCGGATGTCCTCGCCCCAGTCGTCATAAAGCCCATAGCAGAAGGTGCGCTTGTCTTGCGGTCCATACTCTCCGCTGGTAGTTCTGGCTCTTTTACATTCCGGGTCGAGAGGTTTGCCTATAAGTACCGCCCTACCTTGCAGGCGTGGCTTTCTATTCTGGGTGTGTTTCTTCCTGCAGGAAGGGCAGAGGAAGGCGTTCGGTCCCGCATCGAAAACCTTCCCGCAGTCTGCGCAGAGTTCTTTGCATAAGTCTTTAGCCATTTTCTCTCGCCTCCGGCATATTTGGTATTGGCATCCACCGTGTAATGTGCGGCTTGTTCCATTCCGGGTATTCTTCGCAGCACCATTCGTCTTCCTTCATGTCGAAAGTTGCGAAAACGACGGCATCCTTGAGCGTGATGTTTTCTGTCGGCTTTCCGGTCGCCAAAGCGATTACGATTTCCTCCGAGTCTACCGGAACCTCTACGGCTGCGTCTCTCCATTCAAAATCGGATATAAATGCCTTGATGGTTTCCCACGCTTGCGCTATGGGTAAGTGTTGCATATCCACCATTTTGTCGTTCGAGGGTGGTATCGTGCTGTTCAGCACCTCGATGGCTTGGTCTAACCTCATTCTGATTCCTCCTTGTTTTTAAGTTCGCACCGCGCTGGGTCTGCGTGTGTTACGCTGTGTTTGCATTTGTCGAGCAGTTGCACAAACGGTCGGCGGTTGCCCTTGTCGTCATATTCGTAGCCTGCCTGCGTGATGCGCAGGTATTCGATTCCGTTATGCATTACTGGCTCGCAGCGCTCTGCAGCCTCGGTGGCTTCTTTGAGCGTCATTCTGGGTCCTCCTTTCCGTCGGCTGCACCGTGTATTCTCTGCCGGTGGCTCCGTCGTGAATTGTTACGGTGATGTCCTGGTCGCCGACGCGGCTGTTGATGTCAACCGCGAGGGCGAGGATGTTTGCGGGTATTGGTCCGTGCGTGGTGGTTAGTGTCATGCTTTTCATTTGTCTTCCTCCTTACAAATCAAAAAGTGATAGCTGTTTATAATGTGGGGTTGCGAGGTATTCGTTTACCTGTCGGTCTACTTCCTCGAATGGTACGCCCCATTTGAAGCCTCGTGCGACGGTGTTTTTCTCCTGGGCGAGTATTTCGAGTTCGTGGTATAGGTCTGGGCGGTTTGTTTTGAGTTCTGCGAGTTCCGGTATCTTTTGGTTCGGGCAAAACCAGCAATTTCCGCCACGTCTACGGCTCTCGGAATAATCCGGCGAGAGAAGTCCATGCTCTTTGCATATTCTCATGGCATCTGCTTGTGTGAGTTGTTCTTCTTCCAAAAGGGAGCGCTGTCCTTTGCGTTTATGTAGTTTTTCGATGCGGTCCGGTTCGTCCGTGCATATTCCGCAGTATTCTATAACGTTGTATTCTTTCTTGAGTTCTCGCAGCCGTCTGTTTGCCGGCAGGGCTTTTTCACCCTGCATCTTACAGCTGCCTCCTAAAACAAAGCCATAGTATTTTCCGATGGTCTCCGGGTGCTTTTCGCTGCTCTGCCGGATTTTGTAAAACCAGTATATGTAGTCCTTGTCCGACGAAACGAATTCCACCCTATATCCCCACGACTCAAACAAGGGCTTTGCGTAGTTCAAGACCCAGTCGAGGTGAGCTTCGCTTTCGGCGGGGATGCCTCTTTTTTTGTCGAACCACATTCTTGACATTAGTATAAGGTCGATAGGCTCGCCTTTTTCGTGGGCGAGTATGATTGTTGCTGTGCTGTCTTTTCCACCACTCCATAAAACGACGCGGTAGTCCGGTTTTTGCACTTTGGGCTTTTTCGCCATGCTCGCCCTCCTTTCTGGATGTGGTGTCGGTTTAGAATAATTTCTCGGCTTGTATGCCGGTCTTTCGCAGGTATTTCTCGATGCCGTCCATTGTTTTGGCTTTTTTGAGCGTCTTTCCTCCGGTCAACACGCCGATGGGCGTTCTTCCGGTGTATGAGCGCACTTCATAGTGTCGTTCCGGAGCCATCGCCGTGTTGACGAATTCGTACCGCCTTTCGATTGTGTAAATCATACCGGCACCGCCTCCGGTGCTTCTTCAACGTCCAGAAGGTTCATGCTGCCGTATGCTACGTTGATTTCTTTTGCTTTTTTGATGGCTTCTGTGCGGTTCCTGGCTTCAATGGTTCGCTTGGTCTCGTATCCGCCGTTTTGGAGCTGTGGGTTCTCTCTCCAGAAGGTTGCAATGTACTTTTTCATATTAAGCCTCCTCCTTATATTCTGTTGAGTGCTTCTGTTGCCTTGCGGTAGCAGAGGTCTTTGTTTTTGTTGCTGTATTCGTGGCGGCTGGTTCTCTTGCCGGTTCTGTCGAATGTGCAGTATCTTACGCAGTTGTCGTCAAGGATGCAGGTTACTTTCGCACCGCTTACTGCGGTGCCTTCGTAGTATTCCTTGAAGTTCCATATTGTGCTGGGGTTTTCTACCTTTTTGAGTTCTAACATTTCTGTGTCCTCCGTTTTTTGTTTCCGGTCCGGCTTGCAAGGTTGCCGTTCGTTCTCGCCGTCTGTGCCTCGCCGCGTTCCCCAGCCTGTGGCTGCTTCCCGCCGGTCTCTGCTGCCGCTTTCCTGTTTTATCCTTGCTTGCCGTTCCGGGTGGTTTGTACTCGCCGGGGGAGGCTCTTTCGAGGTTACCTTTCGCAGCCGTTACCGCCTGCCGAACATTCCCGGTTTTGAACCGCTGCCGTTCCGGCTTTCACTGTCGCATTCTGTTTTATCCTCGGCGTGTGCCTCTCTCGGTTTGTGAGAACATTATAAACCGCCGTTGGTAAATAGTCAAGAGAAAAGCCCCAAAAATACCGCACAAAGTTTTGAGGTATTTCTGGGGCGTAATTGTAGCATTATACACAAAGGGCAAGAAGGGAGGAGGTTTCGGGCTGTTCCCCCTTAGACCCCCTCCCCTCCGCCAGTATATCACCGCTTGTCTTTGTTGTCAAGACTTTTTTCTCATTTTTCGAGATATTTTTTATTCGGTGATAATTTCGCCAGCGAGAAGCGTGCCGGTTTTCTGGTTCTTGACCTGCGCTTCAATCTGCGTAGTCATCCATTCGGAAAGGCTACCATAAGCCTGGGCGATGAAGTCCTTTGCTTCCTGGCTCATAATGCTGATGGCTGTTTGGTAGGATTTCTTGAAGGCTTCCTTCTGGTTCTCTGGGGAGAACGTGCCGCTTTGCTTGAGTGCATCGACATAGGTCTGGTTGGTGCTTGTTACGGCTGTAATTACTGCATCGATGCCTTCGCCGACGAGCGTTTTGGCTTTCTCGTTGCTGATTTTAGCCTGTGCCTCGTCCTTCTTGGTCTTGAGGAATTGGCAGAGGTATGTGGTTGCCACCGGAACGGCGGCGATGATTACTGCCTGCAGAAGTGCAAGCAAAAAAGAAGTGAATTGATTCATGGTATTTGTACCTTTCCTTTCTGGTTGTTTTTATGCTTTTGTAAATGTTCCGGCATCGACCCAGCCATAAACGGTGGCGCCGCTTCCGGATACCCTTACCAAATGGTAGGGGTGCTTGGATTTGCCGAGTTGGTAAATCGCAGTTATTTTTGCCTTTCCGCCCTTGCACGCAGGACCCTTTGATGCGTTGGCGCTGGAATAGTGAACCTTGCCGTTGTAGTTGACAATGTCGCCCTTTTTCGGAGTCCATGGCTTTGCTGCAGGTGCCTGGGTTGTGGTTCCTGCGGTTACGCCCTTGATGTCGGCTGCGTTTACCCAGCCGTAAACATTAGAGCCGCCGCCCTTTTCGGCTACCAGGTGGTACGGGTGCTTTCCATTCTTATAAACGGATGTTACCTTCGCTCTGCCTGGTTTGCAAGCGGGACCGGTGCTGGCGTTTGCGTTGGCGTAGTGCTTCGTGCCGGTGAATTCCACGATGTCGCCGACCTTGAGGTTTCCGCTGGTGTTTACTGTCGGTGTGGTTGTGCCGGTGCTACCGTTCACGTTCTCGCTGGCTCCGGCGTACGAAACATAGGGAAGTTTGCCGTGCTTGGTCCAGTTCCTGCGGTTGTATCCGTTCTTGGAACAGTTGCAGGCGGTAATCTGCACGCAGTTCTTCCACTTCGGTGTGCATTCTACAGCAAGACCGCCGCCGATATAAATGCCGATGTGTCCGGGCATCCATACTGCTTCGCCGACTTCGATTTTGGAGAAATCTGTCGAGATGTCCTTGCATTTGGTTATCATGGTGTCGGCTCCGATGTCTGGCACTCCGTTGACCGCATAACCTGCGCCTCCGTAGGTCTTGCTCTTGTCGCCGTTCCAGCCCCAGAGCAGTCCTTTGATAAGGCACACGCAGTCGAAGCCGAAGGTGTCGGCGCTGGCTGCCTTAATCATCGCGGTGCGCGTTGCGTCCTTGTTGTAGGAGTGGTTGTTGCAGTATCGGGTCTTGTTTGCGGCGTTCATCGGTGCGCCGAAGCAGCCCATAACGTATAGGGTCTTGTAGTTCTTTGCCACGTCTGTGGCTCTGGCAGCGAGTTGTGCTGCCGTTGTGATTTTGGTTGACATTGAGGTTTCCTCCTTTTTGCTGTCGTTTTTGCGGGCATACTGGTCGTAGTATTTCTGTCCGTAGGACGCACGCTTTGCCTGCACGCTGGCTCCTTGGTTTGCCGGTCTTTCGTACTGGGTAAGTACGGCGGTCGATGCCTGCTCGATGCTGGTGGCTGATTTTAGGGTCTGCATGAGGCTTTTGTATCCCTGCAGTTCCTTCCATAAGAAGTCGAGCTGCATCTCAAGGTCGCCGATGCTCTTTCGTGCATCTTTTGCGAAATTATGCAGGTTCTGCTTGCGGCTCCAATAGGTCCATTGAGCCAGTCCGTACCCTGCGCAGTCCTTGACGAAGTTGGTATATGTACCGTTGTCTACGCCTGCGGTGTACGTATCGTCTGTCATTCCGAGTTTCTTCTCGTATGTCTGCTGGAGGTTCTTCGGGTTGAGTGCGCTCTCGGCGTAAAGGTTGCCCATCAAGCCGGCAATCGCGAAATCGTTCAGCCCTTTACTCTGGAGATAGTTCCAGATTTTCTCCGCTATCGTTGTGCCTTTCAGCATTGGTTTGTTCCTCCTTTGCTATCATTGCGTCCTCTCGCGCTTCGGAGTGCTGCCGGTCGCTTACCTCCCAGCGACGTTCCTTGTTGCGCTCTTTTGACGTCTTAATCCACGCCATGGCTCCGCACTCGCCGCCCAGGGCGCCGAATACGCAGGTGCATAGCGTGTCCGGTATCATGCCTGTCTCCTTGTAGAGCTTTATCATCTCAAGCGTGAAAATCAAAAGCGCTATTGCAATTACTACAAGGATGATGTTCATTACCGGAACGTGTACGGGTTTCTTTGAAGCCTGGGCTTTCGCCCTGGCACGCTTTTTGCGGCGGTACCAGAGCGTCAGCTTGCTTTTCTTTTTGCGTGGTTTTTTCACTCGTCTTTGCCTCCCTACATACCTATTTGTCGGAACACAAATCCGAGGACGATTCCGATTACCGCCGTGGCAATGTAGCCCACGACTTTTCGCCACATCTCGCCGTCTCTGTTTTCGAGCATCTCCAGGCGCTTGCCTTGTTGTTCCTGCTCCTTGCACATATTTTCGACGCTCATTGCGAGTTTCTCGGTTGATGTGGCTAATATGTTGAGTTGTCTGGAGTTCTGCTCCAAAATCTCGATACGCTTATTCTGGCGTGCGTGTTCTTCTTCCATGCGGCGACGGAATTCTTCGTGTTCTGCCCTTGAGATTGTGCTATCCATTTCCGTTCTCCTTTCTGCAGCCGGTGTTGCAAGTCGGGCGAAGCCCAACCTCTAAAAGGTCAAGCTCCGCTTCGACGGGTTCGCGTTGGTCTGCAAAGTGCTTTTTGCTCTCCTCATCCACGCTTTTCATGTTCTCAATAAAGAGAGCCTGGTCGCGGATGATTCGTGCCTGTGCCTCTGTGACCGCGCAGAGGCGGTCGATGAGTTCTGCTGTGTTCATTGCCTCACGCGCTCCTTTCGCGGTTTACTCGGCGGCAAGTTCGCCCATGCCGCTATCTTTCAGAAGTTCCTTGACCTGGTTCTTCAGTAAGCGAGGAACCTGCGCGAATGTCTTCTTGCCCAGCATAATCTGCTGCGCCCATAACATAGCCATCATTGCTTCACCCTCCTTTCCGTATAAAATTCGGAATAATAAACGCCTAAACATAGACGACCTCCGACATTTCCAGGATGCACTCGGTCAGCATATCCACCTGCGCCTGCAGGCTTTCGATGAGTTTTCTGTCCTCGCTCTTTGCGACCGGCTCCGTGGGGTTTTCTGTATCGCCTTCTTCTACAGCGGGCGGTTCGTCTTTCGGGTTGTCAAGCATTCCGTTTTCGACGAGCTGCTCTCGAAGGTCGATGTATTGCTCCTCGGTGATTTCTGTGTAGGTGGCGTATGCCAGGTCGTTGACCGGCTC